GCGGCTTCCAAAGAAGTCTCATTCAAATCAGAGGGTGTGGATGGGGTGTTGTTGTTTACGCCACCACCAACCAGCGGATGGCCGACCAAAACGGCAGAGGCGTTGTAACCGAACAGAGACACGCCGTCACCGCCAAGAGCGGTGCCAGAGAAACCTGTGTTCAGAACCGCAGCGGCCTTAACCTGCTTGGTGTAAGCCATACCGCGAGCCAGAGCCTTGGTGTAGCGGGCAGACAGACTGTCGTACAGGTTGTCTTCCACTGCTTCTTCAGTGATGGAGAAGCCCAGAGCAATGGTCTCGTGGGTGTAGCGTGCAGTAAAGGCTTCCTGCGCGTTGTCGAAAGCGATGGACGAACCCTCGTTTTTAACAGGTGCAGCGCCGAAACCGGACAGCTTGGTCTCTTCTTCGAACGAACGCTCAGAAGATTCTGTTTCGTACAGTTCTTTGTGCTCTTCGCCGTAGCGAGCGTACTCCAAACCAAACAGTGCGTTCAAACCCGGGAGGAGTTCTTTAAGTAGTTGTGCGCGTGAAATTGCCATGATTTAACTCCTTACAGGCCGACGTTGTTTAAATACGAGTGGGCACTGGGGTTGAATTTAACCAACACATCAGTGAACGCGTCGCCAATTTCCGAGAAGCCTTCCAGCTCAACAAAGCCCACAATACGGAAAGCCGCAGCAGTTGTGACCACGGAGGCATCCAAAGCGCTGGTCGAGTTACCTGTACGGGTAGAACCTGTAGAAGTGGACTGTACAGCGGCAAAGAAGGTGTTAGTGCCCAAAACTGATTGAGTGCCAGAACCATCTAGCTGTGCTTGGAACGCAACGCTTGGGTCAGTAATAACCTTAGCCGTAACCACGCCGGTTGTGCCGGAGGGGTAGAACTGCGAGTTAATCACCTGTCCTTGTGCATTGACAAATTCGCAGCCGACGAAAACGCCGATTGCACCGATGCCGTTGCCGCCAAGGTTGTTAGTCGTGATGTCGGCACCAGTGGCGGTGGAGATGGCTAGATAGCCGTCCGAGCCAATAATGACAACTTGACCATAGAAAATGTTGGTGGATTCGCCAGCCGGGTCAATCAGAAACGTCTGAGTTGCACCGGCATAGGGCATGCCATCAACGCGATTAATGGGACGTAGCCCATAGGGGGAAGCGGTAGCGGCCATTTAAGGACTCCTTGTTACTTTGAACCTGAACCAAATCCGCCACGAGTTGTTGATGACTTTCGGTCAGCAAACAACGGCATGCGCGGGTCATTATTTTTCATAAAACTGTTATCTACAGAGGCCATCTGGTTTGCCGCTTGTTGGTCGTAATACTCGTTCCGTACTTGTACGCGATCAATGGCCTGTTTGCAAAGCATGAGGCCACCTGTCTCTACGTTTCCGGTCTTAGCACTACCTTCCAGAAGCAACTCCGGATGGTCCACCGCCTTCACTGGTTCCCAGCCTTCTCGCATCATTTTTGATACATGGGTAGGCTGCGCCTGCCCATTTATGCTAGTCATGATATACCGATACCTGTAATTGGGATCAGGTGTCGGATTAGGCAAGGAACTCGAAGGTGTGTACACATAACGAGTTGTTTTTGCGCGTGAGTCGAGTTCACGGGGACTTCGGTTTATTGTTTCAGCCATTTAATTTCTCCAATTTTGCTACTTCGTTTGCATACTGCTGCGGGGTAAGGCCATATTTCTTCGCCAACGCTACCTGCGTGGGTGTCAGTTGTACTTTTCTTGCGCCCGTAGAGCGATTTGCTGGGGCAACAACCGAAGTTGGCCTTTTTGGGGAATCCGTTACCTTACGCTCTTCAGCATCGCCAAAGACTTCAGGAAACGTAGACTTTACGCGAGCGTCAATCCGCTCGAAATACTCACTGCTGCGGGGATCGACCCCGTTATTGACTAGTTTCTGGTGCAGCCCTAGTGCAAAGCTGGTAACTTCTTCGAACCCCTCGGCCCCGAACCACTGGTTTTTGGCCTGCCAGCGCAGGGTTTTTTCGTCGGGTTGCACCGGTTGGGGTGCGGGTTGCCTAGTTTGTACAACACTTTCTTCCTGTTGTAAAGCAGTTGGACGAAAGTTTTTTACTGACGCAATTTTCATCTTGGCTTCAGTCAGGGCTTCCTGCGCCGCAATGATGCCGTCCGTGTCAAACGCTTCCTGCGCCGTTTTGTAATCTCGGCGGGCTTTGTCCAACTCAGCTTCGGCTGCGGTTTTTGCCATCTCCCCATACTGCTGGGAACCGCTGTCCACATACTGTTTGAGCTTTTGATTCTCCGAATGCATGTGTTGTGCAAGACGCTCGAGCTCTTGCTTTTCTCTCTGGAGCGCCTCTTTTGCTCGACGTTCGTCGTGACGGGCGTGTGTCAACTCTTTGATGCGTTCCTGCGCCCCACGCGTGTAGGTTTCAATCTCAGCATCTGTGGGGTCAGCCACCTCCCGGTCTAAGGGTTTTCGTCCCTTGTCGCGCTCCGGTGTGTCATCAACAATTTCAACTTCGACATCACCGTCTTCTTGTTGTGAAACCACAACGTCTTTGTCTTCAATCTCATCAGGAAATTTAAAAGCAGGCATTTTTGCTCCTTCAAGCGCGGGTATACCCACGGGGGTCTTGCACAACACATTCAATCTGGTCGTCGTTCAATACTCTGAACTCTTTACCAAACACCCTAAAACGCGTACCGGTGTAGGTACGCACGAGCACAAAGTCACCTTCCTTGCACCACGGACCTGATGGGAACTTGGCGGTGTCTTTGTACGCATCTGGCCCGAGCTTCATAACCCAAAGCACGGTTGTGGCGCTCTCTTCAAGGCGCATGGTCGCGGCATCTCGGATAAGGTCAAGAGATGTCCCCGCGAGTTTTTCGTCCACGGCAGGCACGATACACAACATCTTGTAGCCCGTCGGTACAGGCAAGGCGGACCCTTTGTCGCCGTCCTCCTCGGGTTTATCTAGGGGCTGGATGTGGTTGGGTAAGGTAATACCCGGCGGCAAAAGAATTTCACTCATCTGATTGCTCTACTTTCTTTGCAAGGTCGAGTACATAACGCTCTGCAATAGCCAGACCCTGAATGGTTCCGCAGAGTTTTTGATATTCCTCAAATGAGCGACATGCTCCGCTGGCGGCGTCGTCAGCGTAGTTATTCATGTCTTTGCGTATTTGTTCGCGCAATACGCGTGCGAAGTCTTGGATCATTTATTTGGCTGGGCCTTTCGGTGGTTGGTTTTTCTGCATCGCCTGTTGGCGACTTCTTGCGATGTCGATGCCCATGCGGACACCTTCTCGTTCTTGGTCGGACTGCAACTTCTTTTCGGCCTGCGTGGCCTGCTGGCCCGCCTTGAAGCCGTCCAACTCCATCTTTGCAGCCAACGCCTTTTCTTTGAGGTCCAGCTCGTCCGCACGGGCGGCGGCATCGATAGTGATCTTCTTGTCTTTAAGCGCCAACTCGTTCTGCTTGATCTGCAACTCCTGCTGTTGAAGCTGGAGCACGGGGTCTTGGGCTTGCTGCTGTGCCTGCTGCTGTGCTTGCTGCGCTTGGCTCTGTTGGAGAACCTGCTGCGCAGCCTGCGCCATCATGGCGGACAGTGCAACCTCGACCTGTGGCGGGAGTTTCTCGTCTTCCGGCGGCAGGGGAATGCCAAGCTGCTGCTCAATTTTCTGACGGTACGCAAAACCAACGTGCTCAGCAACGTGCGCCATCATGGCCGCTTGGATCATCGCGGCCTTGGGGTTCTGGCCAATCAACTGCATGATGATCGGGTCCTGCATCGCGGACATGTGTACCTTGATGTGGGCCTCGTGGTCTTGGTACATGAACGCTTTGACCGGCTCACTTTTAAGCACCATCATGTTCTCGGACACAGGGTCTCTTGGCTTCTGGTCGTCTGGCAACGGCACGAGCTTGTCGGCGTTCTTGATGCCCAGCACCTCCAGCATATTGCGGTGTAGCAGCGGCAAGTCATAAATCTCGGGGGCCATCTGCGCCATCTGGATGACGGCTTGGTATTGGACGACCCTTTGTGACATTGTTGCCGCGTTGGGGTCCGACACAGGGATGATGTCTACGTGGTTGTAGTCCTCGGCCTTGGCTCTGCGGCCACCACGGTCAGGCTCGTAGTCGTACGCGGGGTCTGTGTAATCACGGATCAGACCGGCCAAGAGGCGCAGCTCTTGTTTGAACGCGTAGTGCATACGCGCCTGCACAGCCGACATGACTTTCAACTGACGCTCCAGCAGAGCCAGAGTTGTGCCCACCGGGGCGTTGGCTGACATGTCGGCAACCTTCATGTCCGCAGTAGCTGCAAAGCGGCGACCTTCCTCAACGATGGTGCCCAATAAACTGTACAAAACAGCCGACGGCTCTTTATATGGCAGTGGCAGGATGTTGTCCCGCAGTGCGCCTGAGCCGATGTCTACATCCCGGAACTCGCCGGGGGCAATCGGAGTGTCATCACCCTTGATCCGAAGTCCGCGAGACTTGAGGCCCCCGGGTAGATTCGATAGTGTCCCGGCGTCCACAAGCTGGCGCATGATGCTAGTTGCTGACTTGGCAAAGCCCCCGATGAGGTGGAACAGTCCAAAGCCATACGCACCGAAGCCGGGAATGTATTGGTAGTGAACGAAGTGCTGGCGCTTGAGGTGCAGTTCATCATCTTCACGCC